CAAACACAGACCAATGGTTATGCTTAATACAATACTTCAATAGACCTGCATATTTTTCATTATCCTGATTGGATGGATTTGATACTCTGGCAACATATGCCATGAGTTGCTCCGCATCAGGAGTAATAGTAACAAGTTTTACACTCATTCATCATCCTCAAAAACTTCATCGTAGTCTGGCAATACTCCTACATGTTCTTCGTAATTGGCCCGTTTATATGCATCAACATCTGAATAAACTTCAGACTTTAATGAATCAACAAGTAATTCCAAATTACGGACAATCAATTTTAATTGTTGTCTATCCATAAGAATTTTCATTTTATTTATTATAACACAAAAAAAGGAGGGTAGCAATACCCTCCTCTAACGTATATGTAAGCGTTGAATCAAGCAGTACAAAGTTCTTTCTTGAACCTAATACCACGATAAGTCAATTCTGACTTATTGCAAGACTCTTGCTTGCGATCATTGGTGTCATACTTGACACCTCTGTATGTGACTTGTGCCATTGGCTTTCTCCAAAGTAGTAGGGTGGATTAAACCCGTTCCTTCAGTCGGCTTTTGCGTCCTCAAAACATCCCTTCTCTGTAGCATCTTTAACTACCTGAACAAGTTCAGATCTATGAGATGCAGATGGACTTATCTTTGAGATAATTCTTTCTGCGGTCTCACAAGTTAAAAGACTAGCGAGAAGTAATTCCATGAGGATGAACGATTCCGTTCCGAGTCGGCTTACTTGCGACCCTTTACAGGGTTGAACGTATGTGTTAATACTAACACAGTTATATTATATAGTCAAGTACTTTTGTAAATTGCGATACAGTTTTATAACTGTCTGCCATGTTGGTCAAGAAGTTTGACTGTATTAAGGTTGGACTTTTCTCGTTTCTTGATCTTTTTATACTCCTTTATAATCTTATCTACTTCTGAAACAGGAACCTTAACCTTCAACTCTTTCTCATCATCCTTTGAAACAAATCCAAGACCACCCTTCTCTACTACTTCCATCTGATCAACATAATCATTTATCCCTTCTTGGATTTCAGCTCTAATGAGTTGATTAATTTGATCTCTTAGTAATTCTTCATTCTTCACTTTTTCTTCCTCTTCTTAGGTGGTGTTGGTTGATTTGCTCCATCAAAAGTTCTTGGACTTACTATTCCACTAGTCCAAGTAATACTTTGAACATTTTTATATTTGTCATAGTAATGATCAAATATTTCCACAACACCAGCACCTCGTGCGACATCATACTTAACCTCTTCCTCAACTTTATATGTTACTAGAAAAGAGTCAGATGGTAATTTCTTATCATCTGCTTTATTTCTTTCACATTTCTCATGAAGTACTTGCACGGTCATCCTCCTCTACCACCCCATTGGATGTCTGGAAAGGCCTGTATAACACTCTTCTTCGGAATATCATACTTAGATTCAAGATCTTTATCTTTTATGAGACATAGAATCTCTGCGTCTAATGGATGAAGACCCTGAAGAAGTTGAATAAACATAGTCTCTCTACGAAGACCATTCAAAGTATCATTACCACCCTTAATAAAGTTATAGAGTTTAGTCCATTCTCTACGTAGAGTAGTATGTCCTTGATTAACATTAGTAGTTTGATGATGTGCCAAGGTATTAACTTGCTGATCAATTCTAGTACTTAATGTTCCAGTAGTATTCTGTTCATCTTCCATACTAGAATAAGGAACTTCACCTGGTGGTAATAAACTCACCACACTATCATCATAATTCCAAATAAACAATGCCTTCAATGAATCATGTTCATACTTTTGTAATGCTTTAACCTTTCCTGCATTTGTTTCCTGCTTTGATACAACATCAAATACTTCAAACGTAAATGGATTAGTTGGAAGATCTGGTATTGGGCTAGCAGTCTTTCTTGCAGTTGTCTTAGGAGTCGTACTGACTTTCTTCTTAGTTGTAGATGTCTTTCTTGTACGTACAACTGGTTTAGTCGTCGTCTTCGTCGTTCTCTTCGCTGGTGTCATGTTGTTCAAACCTCACGGCTAAAATTTCATCTGGTATTAAATTACCATTTTGGTCATACATCTCTGGGTGAGTGTACACTACTTGGGGTGTTGTCTCGTATGAATGCTGTCTTGCCATCCATCCTATCATACCTCCTACCAAAAGTGCAAGTAACGACACTACTGTCGTAAGGGTAAGCGTTACTACTAACGTCTCCATGATGCTCCTCCACTAGTTGTTTTTGGTTTCTTAATGCTCAAAGAAACCTCAAAGGTGAAACGTATCTCTCTTTTGAGGAGAGAGACCATTTTGTCTACCCTTAGAAAAAAGGGTTTGACCTTCTGAGGTTTTGGTCTTCCTCCTGCTAATACTAATTCTACTCCTCTATTTATTGGAAGTTTAGACGAGGTTGTTTTCTCTGAGATACTTGACTGTTTCATTACAACCTCCCAATTTTTTTCCATTCAAAACGATTTGAGGAAAAGTAGTTCCTTCTCCGAACTCTCCATAAAAACTAGGTCTATTAAAGTCTTTATCCAAAGTGTAAATTACATGACTTAGTTTTGCCAATTCTAGCACCTCTACAATCTTAGTGCAATAAGGACATCCGACTTTAGAATAAACCGTAAAATTTTTAAGATCCATAACCCTCTCTTCTGGTTCTAATTTTCCGTGCATGATTCATAAATCTCCGAAATTTTATTTAGTTGCTATCGCATTAGCATAATCTTTATCAAAGATTTCGATACCAACATCAGTAAGAACATGGTCATACATCTTAGCAAAGATTCCTGGTGGCATTGTTACGATGTCTGCACCCTGTGCAAATGAGTGCTCAACGTCTCCAACAGACCTTATAGATGCAGATAGTATCTCAGTCTCCTCATAAGGATTAAAGTCCTTCCAAGTTGGACTCAAGACCTCTCTGATTCTCTTGATCAAATTACATCCACCAAATCTCTGATCATCTACACGACCAACGAATGGAGATAGGTATCTTGCACCTGCTTTAGTTGCCAGTACTGCCTGAGATACACTAAAGATCAAGGTAACATTAACATCAATACCTTCTTCAGCAAGATCCTTACAGACTACTAATCCATCTGGTGTGCAAGGAACTTTAACAGTGCATTGTTCTCCGAACTTATCATACAATCTCATCCCTTCATTAAACATTTCCTTATCATTACCAACAACTTCCATACTTATATCAGGAATTCCAAGTTCAGCTAACTGGAGATATACGTCTTCTGGTTGCTTACCACTCTTTAATATAAGACTGGGGTTAGTAGTGATACCATCAATCAGTCCTGTCGCAAAATGCTTTTCAATTAATTGAGTATCTGCTGTATCTAAAAAGATTTTCATAAGAAAAGGGTAACTAAAGTATCTATCTATGTGTCTAAGTATAACACAGCATTTTTGAGGATGTCAATATTATATTTGAATTCTCTCAATCCTTTATCACAACTCTGACATATATCCTTCTTTAATTTCTTGTTGGATATACCACACACCTTGCATGTACCCAATTTATATTTCTGTTTACTTCTCTTCTTTATACGTTCCAATGTACAAGTCTTGCACTCATAGGAATATGAAGATGCAAGTCTTGCATTCTTACGATTTTTATAGTAGTCAGCAAGAAGACTTTTAGATACTCCACAAGTTCTACAGATTCTATCCTCCAAAAGAAGATGTTCGGTATCTAATTGATCTTCAAAATCCACTAATCTTCTATAACTTCACTATCTCTATCTATCTGTTCTTCTAATTTTCCTTTAGCAGCCTTAACACCTGCTAATCTTTGTTCAAGAGTATCCTCAAAACGAGTGTACATCTTTAGTTGCCACTCACGATACTCTTTAATAGACTTTTTGACTCTACAAAACATTTGTCTTAACACAACGTAACATTATTTAGCATAAAAAAAGACCCCCGAAGGGGTCTTATTTGTGTTCCGACTTTCGTAGAGACCGCACGAAGGTGTCTCAGTCGTATTTATTAACCAACGGAAGGAGCAATAAGTGCAACTTCAGTAGACTCTGCAGCAGCAAGGTCTAGAGGGAAGTTGTGAGCATTACGCTCATGCATTACTTCCATACCAAGGTTTGCTCTGTTAAGAACATCACCCCAAGTAG